GAAAAACTTTCACTATGTTTAGATAAACCAAATGTACCTATATCTTTCTTCCATTTAGGTTCATTCTTTAATTTATCTTTTAAAAGTTTTTCTGCTTTCTTAATATATTTATCTGTTACTTTATTTGCGTTTTTCAAAAACATTGGAGCTTCTGCAATCCAAATAGGTGTTTGAAAATAAAATGCAGATTTAAAATCCACATGGTTTTTTGGTGTATTACTTCCGCCTTGTATCATATTATCTAAAAGGATAGCCAAGATTCCAAATCACTAAGCTATGCCTTACTCCTTTTGTTACGGGTTTAACTCTATGCCATACAAAGCTAGGAAATATTACTAAAGAACCTTTAGGTAATATCTCAGTACAAGCTCTGATATTTGGTTTTTTATCAGGGTCTAAGTTTCTGAAATCAAACTCTAGTTCTCCACCTTTGTATTCTTTTGGGTCTGTCAAACTAACAGTGACTGATAGCTTTCTTATCTTACCTTTTGTTGGTCCTTCTTCTACATAAGGTTTATCCCAACTATCACAATGCCAATCATAGTATTGTCCTTTTTTATATATAGTAAACTGACAAGACTCTGACCAATCCCAATCAAAGTTCCAACCTGCATTTCTATTTGCTTGATGCACATAAGGTTGAATTTCTTTATATATCCATCTATCGTTCATCCAAACAATATTTGAATCTCTTTTCTTTTGTAAATCTTTTATTTCTTCTTTGCTAAGAGGTTGTTTATCTAAATCTCTATCTCTACCATAACCACCTGTAATAGCCATAATCTCTCTGTTCTTTTCTGCTTTACCATATTGCACAATCATATCACAAATTCTTGGCGGTATAGCAGATTGAAAGTACCAAAAGTAATTAGATATATTCATAATTAATAGTTAATATAGTATTCAGTTGTTTAGAATTATTCTTAGTTATAAAGTATTTTTGTGTGGCAGGAAACATATAGAAATGATTGTTATACACAGGTATATGCCAAGTTCTATTCTTTCTTCTATTATCATCATACTCAATAACAAGTTCGCAAGAATCTTTTGAACAATCTAAAGCATAGATTAATGTGTAATCAGGTGAGTTTCTTAAATCTACAGGTTCTATTTGATGTCTTAAATAAGATTGTTCTTTAGGATGTAAGACATTACCATGGTGTGATTTTTCAACTAAAGAAAATCCATACTCTACTCGAACATTATCTCTAATATAATCTTTAAACCATTGTAAAGGTTGTGAAAAAGGCACTTCATAATCTTCATAAGAATATGCTTTTGGATTTGTATTGATTCGTTTTTGATCTATAAAAGATTTTATAATATCGTTTTTAATTTTTTCTCTATTAATTTCAAAACCTTTAGGAAGATTAACAGGACCATGAATTAAATTTATTTCAGACAGCACCACCTTCTGCATAAACTATATTTCTACTTTATTCCAACTCCCGTTAGCTTCATCCCATTCATATCTATGAGTTTCTTTTTCTGCTTCTGATAATTCAGGTGCATCACCTACTGGTGACTGCCATCTAGCTTCTGTTGTATTAAGAACCCAACTAGCATATGGTTTTTTAGGTAAGAACAAATCATTGTCCTCATCATAAATCATACCAATACCTGCATAGTTACCTCTTAAAGGTGTTCCACCATTTTTGTGTTGTCCGCCTTGTGTATTGTAAGATGTTTTTACCCAATGAGGATAGTTGTGTATTCTTTCTAAGAATTGTCTGCCTACTTCTTCATCTTCAACACCATCAGCATTTTGACAATCTTTGTCAGCTACAACATGAACTGCCATAACTTTGCTGTTTATTCCTAGTTTTGCGTAATGTGCCATAATGTTCTCCTTATATGTTAATTTTTAATTTATTTCAACTATTGAAATTTGTATCTTATTACGACTATTCCTGAACCTCCATTACCACCTGGATCGTTTGATCTACCTGGTCCACCACTACCACCACTTCCTCCACCACCTGTGTTTGCAGTTCCTGCACCTCCAGTTCCTAAAGAAGAAGTTGCTCCACCACCTCCTCCACCACCATCTCCACTTGCTGGTGCGTTATAACCATTACCTGCACCACCTCCTGAAAAATATCTTCCGTTTGGTGCTAAAGGACTTGGTGATTGACCATAACTTGGAGCTGTTGGACCAAAAACAGAATCAGCGATAAAACTACCTACACCTCCATCACCTCCATTACCTGCACCACATTGTGGTGTTCCTCCTGTTGCTCCTACTGCACCCGCACCACCACCTCCTCCTGATGCTTTTTCAGGTCCTGATGGATTCATACCACCATTATTACCTTGCGGTGGTGATACTGGAGGAGTATTACCTGTTCCTGCTGCAATTCCTGCACCTCCTCTTGCTCCGCCACCTGAACCTCCTGGTTGTCCTTGATTAGAAGTACCTGGTAAGGGATTGCCTACTCCTCCTGCTCCACCACCAGCACTTGTTATTGTACTAAAAACTGAATCTGCTCCTTTACTTCCAACACCACAAGCTGTACCTGGTGTTGCCTCACCTGCACCGATTGTTATGGGGTATGTTTGAGCTGATACTGGTAAAGCTGAAGCATTCAAAGGATTTGGACTTCCACAAATAAATGATCTAAAACCACCTCCACCTCCTCCTGCACCTGAACCACCTACACCACCTGATCCACCACTACCACCACCACCTACAACCATATATTCAACTGTGTTTGAACCTGCTGCATTTCCAACAGCAGACACTACAAAATTAGAACTACTTGTAAAAACATGAGTTTTAAAATTACCATTAGTTAAAACTGTACCACCAGTTGCAGCTATAAATGCAGCACCTATTTGTGCTGTTGAATCATCATTTATAAGTTGCCACCCTTTAGTTCCATCTACATAAATTAAAGTTGCAGAAAGTCCTTCAGTATTAAAAGTTGTATCATTACAAGTACCACACATTTTTGATCCATTTCTACCGATTGTAACTGCGTTACAAGCAAAAGTTCTAGCATAATCTTTAACCGAAACTATATCTCCAGCACTAGGACTTGCAGGTAAAGTTACAGTAACCGCACCGCTAGTCGTATTAACAAAATATCCTTTACCACTTTCTGAAGTAAAAGGTGAAGTCTTGGCAGTCGTACACCAGTCTACTGTTCCAGTTCTACCAAATCCAGTTTGTGTAGCACCACTAGCTAAAGTTACAGCAGTGCAAGCACCACCTAATTCTAGTGTGCTGCCTGATCTTTTTTCTATTTTATTTACTTTAATTGTACTCATAATTTATCCTATTGAAATCTATATCTTATCATTACTACACCTGATCCTCCTGCACCAGCAGCTCCTGATGTTCCTGGACCACAACCTGAACCTCCGCCACCTCCACCACCAGTATTAGTTGTTCCATTACCAGCATCTCCTGCTGAATTTCCTTTTCCACCTGCTCCTCCACCACCTGCTCCACCTGCAACACCTGGAATACCTGGAACTGTAGGACCATCTGAAGAACCACTTCCTCCACCAGCAAAATATCTTGTTGAACCCGCTGGACCTGGACTTCCATAACTTGGTGCTGTTGGACCTATAAATCCATCAGGTATGTTAGAACCATCTCCACCTTGACCACCTTTTGCAGGCGGACCACCAAATGCACCTGCTACACCAGCACCCCCACCAGCTCCTCCACCATTAGTATTGCCTGGAGGACTTGTTGAACCATCTGTTCCTTGTGCAGGACTTACTGGGGGTGTGTTTCCTGACCCTCCACCACCACCTGATGTTCCTCCGCCACCTGATCCACCATTTCCGCCTGTACTTGCTGGACCTGTTCCACCACCTCCTTGACCACCACCTGCGGAAGATATTGTTGAAAAAGTTGAAACTGTTCCCGCATCTCCTTTATCAGAATCAGAGCCTGATCCTGCTCCACCTGCTCCTACTGTTATTGGAAAAGATGTTTGTGTAATTGTAACTCCAGCAGGTGCAACTAAAGGACTTGATGCTGGACTTAAAGCTGTAAAAAATCTAAAACCACCTGCTCCTGCACCACCTGCCATATATGCAGTTGGTCCACCTCTACCTCCACCTCCACCACCACCAACGACTAAATATTCAACAACATTGTTTGGTGCTGAAACTGCCGTTGCCGCAACACAAAAAGTTCCATCAGCTGTAAAAATGTG